CCATCACTACCACTTTCACCTATATCTCCACCTGCTCCTCCTCTTTCAAATATACCTTCACGTTCTTTAGCACCCATACCGCCGTTACCACCACCTGCACCGCCTCCACCGCCTCCAAAGTTACCGGTACCGCTTCCAGCACCACCACCGCCTCCACCAGCAATAGCACCGTTATTATTTTGTATAACTATCCTCGATGTTGATGTAATATTGATCGCATCACCACCGTTCCAACCATCCCAGTAATTACCTCCAGGAGGTGAAGGCTGTTCTTTTTGTTTTGTAGCACCGTATGAACCTCCGTCTCCTCCTCTACCCATTATGTAGCCATTATTAATTAGTGTTAACCCATTAGACCAATTATTAATTTCTAAAGCAGGGGTTTGTATATTATCAGAATATATATAGACGTTGTTATTAATAGTTATTGTAGCAGGTTGTTGACCATCCCAACCACGATCTAATGCCCATTGATTTAAATTAAGTTCTTTTTTATTAGTAGTTATTGTAGCACGCCACATCCTTGTATCTATAGGCGGTGGTACAACAACAGTTGTATCAGTAGGAGGTTCTACAATTGTATAATCTAACGGTACTCTACGCCATACATATACACCATAATTAGGTAATATATTATTATGACACAACGAGTCACCAGCTGTTCTTGTCTGTCTAATCCCTGTCCCGGGTATCTGTTCTTCAGTAGTTAAATTATTATATGTACCTTCATCTACTACTGCGTTAATCTCTCTTAATCGATTTACACCCTGTAAAGCAATTGCAGCTTCTTCTTCACCTAACGCTTCAACAATAATATTTCTTGCTCTTACGAGATCTTGTGGTGTAAATATACCCGGGTGCACTCTATCTTGATCTCTTGGATCATATCCAACTGCAGCAATGCCCGTATATCCAGCTAATGTGTTTTCATCATCTAAATCAGAATAACCTGGAGGGTAGAGTATAGGTACTTCATTGCCACTTCCCCAAGGAACTCCTACTGGTTTAAAACCATTAGATATCCAAATATTTGTTCCAAATCGTGAATCACCTTGACCTTGAGATACCATTAATCCACCCCACCCGGGCCCACCAGTAACGCTACCACCCCACCCTGATAATGAAAAATTAGCTAATTTCGGATTAAAATCCGAATCAGTATACCTATAACCATTAGCATGTCTTTCACGTATTAAATGAGTTCTGTAATTAACTTGACCATTGTATGTAGTATTATTTTGAAAAGCTTGTATTCTATCTTGTTCTAAGAAATAAGAATATGATCGTCCGGAAGCAGTAAAAGCTCTCCCTCTATTAGGTCCTACTGTTACTAAATTTATACCAGGGTCCCAAATTTTTTGTTCTACTAATCCTTGAGGATTTACTGTGTCACCAAAATAAAAGCAGAATGTTTTTTCAGTATTAAATCTACCTATAGTTAATGTTTGTGGGTTTACATCATGTGTATGTATAGGTAAAGTATCTGTATTTAATTTAACACAATATTCACCAGCAATATCCCCAGATTCTGTACCACTTGAGCCTGGAGAGAAAGTATAAACAAATGATGGGTCATTATTATCTAACCCCGTACCTACACCAGCTAAAAAATCACCATTACTCTCTAAAGCCCATTTTGTACCAGCAATCCGATTACCCGGATTATCGTTTGTAACAGTTAATAATATACTGTTTATAGGATAAAAAGCATCTAACCATTCTGTAACATAATTAAATCCCTTAGGTTCAATATATCGATTTATTATAACACTATCACCAACAGCGCTTAATGCTAATCCTGTAATTTTACCACCACCAGTATATACATCATTTTTAGGTAAAACAGAAAGATCAGCTCCACTTACATGTAATAAGGATGTATAATAATCTGCTATACGCAGTCTTTCGAGACTTTCTCCAACATTTTCAGGTGTTACAGGTGAATTCATAATTTTATTAGTATGTATTTGAAGGGGTTATATTATTTACATTATTACTACTAATAGCTACATCATTATCACCAACAGCAATATTATCAATATTTTCTCCAGCTGTAATTGTGTTAATTATTGCCACTTGAAGATCATAAATTGCATTAAAAACTCTTGAAACAGCGTCATATGTTACTTCTTCATTTTCGTGAAATTCAAAATCTCTAAAATTAACATCCATGCCCTCGTATGATACGAATTTACTTAACAGCGGTATACCACTTATTAATTCTTTAATAGGTATTATACTCGCATTTAAATATATACTGACTGTATCTTTAATAATATTTTGAAGTTCGCTGTTTATTGAAATACCTAAACTAGACTCACAACTAATTATTTTTTCGTATAAATTAGGTAAATCTAAAGGAATATAATTTTTATATTCTAAACTTGAATCTTTAAATAGATATATTCTACCTATATTATGTAATAGGTAAAATAAATTAGAACTATTTTTTGTAAGAATTAAATTAATATTATTAAAGTAGTTTGATTTTAATAAGTTAGAGTTAAATTTCTTTTCTATTAAATTAAATCGCTCTTGTGTGTCATCAAAATACATATCTTTAAGATATAATAAATTATCAATAGACGGTACACCCGCAACTTCAGCTGGATTAGAAATAAATCTCGTTGTAATTGAACCTTCGTCGTTTAATGTAAAAATATTAGAATCACTCCCGGAAAAATAAACACGTATTTCTTCTTTAACGTTAAAATCATAAAAAGGTTTATATCTGTTTATAGTTTTTGGATTAGATAAAACTAGATCATCATCACTACCGCCTAAAAGTTCAGAATCAACGTGATACATATTATACGTGAAAAAATCTTCCGTATCAGGGTCAATAGGTGGTTGCGTTATTATTAAAATACTATCATCACTATCTCTTATATCAAAAGCTAAAATTTCCTCTTGAGGTATCATAACACTTATATTTGATATATGAGTTAAAGAATACTTATCACGTATATTGATACTAATTCCGGAATCACTAATAAATCGATAACCTAGCAAATTATTTCCTATTTCTACTACGTCATCGATGGGTATTTCAGGTAATGTAATTTGATCTACAAGCTTAAAAACTCGACAAGGGTTAATAAAGCTGTTATCGTATAAACTTAAAACTTCACCCGCTAAGCTATATAATACATCTGTATTATTATCATACGTAAACTTACTGTTACCTTGAAACGGGTCATCTACTAATCTAGTAAGACCTCCATTGTGCACAAAGCTACCAGAAAAAGTATATGAGTTTGTTGGCGTTGTAGTAAAATAAAAATATGATTCATCATCATATACAAATAATGTACTATCGACCGTATCATCTAATACTTCTAATCCTGGAATATTATCAACTGTGCTAAATGGATCTATTTGAATAGGGAATGTATTATCTTTTGCGAGTGAAAAATCGTTATTTCTTAAATCTGTACTACTACTTGACATCCCTAAAAAGTAACTAGTTCCATCAGCTGTTGAATTAGCAAAATCAAGTATATCAGGGTTTGAAACAATATTTAAAGAATATAAATATAAATTATTTAAATTTAAACATTGCAAGTTTGCATCGATAAAATTTTGATCAATAATATTTCTCGGTGAAACTGAAGGTCGTTTTATTATAGATTTGTCTACACGTGTTGTAGTTCTATCAAATTCAAATTTTCTTAAGAAGCAATTTGAAAGAAAGGTATCACTCGAGCTAAGTACTTTTGAGGAAGATGTAAAGGTCTTACCAGTGTATGCTATACCATCTGTAATATTAAATAAACCGGTGTAATTATCACCGCTCAATGTAAAGGCATTTCCAGTAGTATATTTAAAATAATCTATCATTTATAGTTTACAATGTTTATGTTATTAATTACGGTTGACTTTGGAAGGGAATTAACTATATTACTCTTAATAATATCTCTCACTTCATTATTAATATTATCATCATTAATATTTAAATTTTTAATGTTAATATCAACTACTGCACTCTTACTCTTAAGGTTTGTATTAATAGAATTAACAGTATTAATAGTATCTGTTAAGTTTCTCATTCCACAGGGTAGGGATATAGTAAGATCTTGAATACTATCAATATTCGTGCTAAATATAACAGCTAACTCTTGATATTTTTCTAATGGATCTAAAGCTAAATAAACATCATATATATAATCTTGTGACGTTGCCTCATTATATAAAATTTCTCTCTTGTTTATAGTATCTGTATCTGATTTATCGATAACTCCCTCTTCAACTTCTCTATCCCAGTGTAAGAAAATATCACCAAAAAGAATACGTTTTGTATATAATTGATATGCACCAACTTCAAAAGTAAATATAACATTTGAATTTAAATATAAATTACAAACTCCTTGAATGGCATTAAATGATAAAAAGATATTTGTTTTTTCAAACTTATCAATTTTAAATTTATGAATAAAGGTATTAAGTAATAATCTTTCTTCTATTGAAGCACCTGATGTACTATTATCAAATAATGCAAACTTAAATGTTATTTCATCGTCAAATTTTTCAAAACTAATACCCCCGTTAATATCATTACTACCTGACTTAATTGAAAAATCACCAGCATCATTTTGAAGAGTAAATCCTAAGCCAAAGCCCCCATTATCATTTATAGTGTTAAAGTAATTATTTACCTTACCATTTATTTGAGCTGTATCACAAAAATTTGTAGGTGATTTTTTAATAAAATCATCTTCGGAAATTCTCACATATTTATATCGTTTATTAGGTTCAAAAACCAAATCACTCTTTTTATCTAGATATAATTTCTTTTCAATAGATGATTTTAAAGTGGAATTTGAAGCAATGAGATTTTCAACAGCTAATTTATATGTTGTATTATATGCTGGTGATGCAGCTAAAGCAGTTTCCTTATCTACTAAATCTGGGTAATAATATCTATCTACCCAAATACCTTCTTGCCCTATACCACCTGATAACCAGGTACAGAGGTAAGTAACATTTTCTTCTTTTACAGAATCATCATCCAAACGGTAGACTCTATCTGAGAGATCAGGTCGCTTAAATGAAAACGAGCCACATTTAGTAAACTTTGTATCATTTATATTGAGTCTGTCAAATGGGGCCATGGATGACGGCGTTGTAAAGAAAGTTGTACCTGGCTTGATTAAAATATCATAATTATTGTATACAAAGTTAAGCGAAAGCGTTTCGTTTCGCTCGCTATCTATATCAGAAAATATTGATGTATATGTTCTTAAATCTTGACTATATATTGTGGTATTAGAAGTAGAAAGAAGATTATTTGAAGAATTAAATTGTTCCTGAGTATTAACAATGTTTTTAAGGTTATAAAAATTAAAATCTAAACCAGCTTTATTACTAGAGCTATAAAACAAGTAGTTAGAAGGTAAGTTGAAATCGCTCTTATCATTATCAACTTTACCATCATTACTATAAGTTACAAATGATGCATTATACGGCGATGGTACAGATAAATTTAACTCTTGATTTATTTTTATACTTGAATCTGCTATAAAAAACTGATTAACACCATCGCTAGTAGTAATCTTATTAGCCTTTACAACTCCATCGTTATTTAAAAGAATGTATTTTATATCTTCTTTTGTAGAGTATAAATTAATAAAACTATCGGTTTTATATTTTAAAAGATTATATTCTAAATTAAATCCATTTTCAGGTAGCTGGTTTTCACCAACAAATAACGTATTTCGTTTTCCATCTACTTCTTCATCATCAGATACAACAAGATAATATCTTATATTATTTGAAGAGCTTATAGTACTAACTCTACATGTAAAGTCATCAATAAAGGTTATTTCGAAATTACTAGCATCTGACAACACAGGAGTAAATGTTGTTACACCATAATAATCAGCATCATAAATTCTATTCGTATTTTTAAAACTCGATAAACTCGCTGGCCTGTATAGTAGGTAGTTATTAGCTGAAGTTGTAAAATTAAGAGTTGTAAAATATGATTCTGGCTTTACTTTAATTTCTTTATGTGATGTTATATCATCTAATAATACATTATCTGTAAGATAGAAATTTGTAAAATTAAGATTTTTAAAGTCTTGAATGCCAGATAGTGCATTTACAAAATTAATAACAAACTCACCATTATAAGTTTGTGAATATTGATCAAGGGTAAGATCTGTTGGGCATATACTTGCTTCAACAGAACTTAGAGCACTTAAACTTGATTTTACTAAACAACCCATTGTGTATATTTATATCTATTTCTCCCTATAAGATTTGTTATCGAGTTGAACGACATAGTTGCCGTTTTGTGTTAAAAGCGATACCCTAGATGTATTTGTTTCATCATTTAATAAATCTAATCCTACTATTTCCATGTCTTCAACGCTCTGATAATAGCTTTCAGAATTTATAACCATAGTAGCACTTAAACGTGTTGTTTCACCAGTTACATACCCAACATTCATCTTAAACGTAACATTTTTCTTTAATGCATAGGTTGATGGAAAATATATATGTTTATACGTATTTGTAAACGTTACCGGAGCCGCACCATTTTCTATTTCTGGATATATAGATTGAGTTCTATAATCTCTAAAAATAATAATATCTGGCTCTAACACTGGCGTTCCATCACCCCAGTCAATACTTAAGTAATTCGGAAATATTTCAGAAAACACATTTGATATGTTTAAAGTAACCTCAGTAGCGTTGTACATATTAGTTTCCGCAAGAATCACTTCTTCATTCATTTGCGGTTTAGAGGTAGATATGTTAAAATTAAGAGTGTTCATAATACTAAGGCGGTTGCTGAAACTTTAGGTGCTAGAGAAGATAAAATTGGTGTTGCAGCAAACTCTGGAATTTGATGGGTTGCAGTTATTGTCGGTACCTGGGATGAAAGTGGCAGTTTTAAGTTATCTAAATTAACGTTTCCATTTTTAAGCTCGTTGTTAGCAAATGTATAAGTAAAACGACTATTGTTACTAGTATGTGAAACTGTATCAACAAACTTAATTTCATTCTTATACTCAAAGAGATAATTTAAAAGCAAAGGACCTTTATTTAAATCTTTTATTATAACACCAAGATTAAAAAGTTCATTATCACTACTATATGTCAAAAATGGTTTACCACTTTCTACATACACTGATAACGGACTCGGGTCAGATAAATCAAAATAACAAGATGAATTAGCTGCTGTATTACCGGTTGTTGGAAATATAACTTCTGTTGTATCCTCTGAAAAATTATACTTATAAATTTTTGGATATAGTCTATTATCTTTTAGTGTTAATTGATCACGTACAAATCTACAGAAAAATACATTACTTCCAACTTTTACTCGGTTACTTACTTTATCAAAGAAGCTTGTATTTATAGTTAAAGAGTTGGTAAAAGTAATTGGTGAAATAAAGACATTATCTTGATAGTTAGTTTTTTCAGTTACCAAGAAGGTACTCGTTTCAATAAACAGAGTAGTATATAATAAATCAAACTCTTTAACTGTTGTAGATAATTGATTACATACTGTTGTATTATATTTGCTAGGAAAATAAGTTATTGCATCAGTTAACTCTTTTACTGCAGGTTTACCTGGCGCCTGGTTAATATTTTTAACATATATTTTACCAGTATGATCTCTTCTGTTAAATAATTTTTCCGTATCTGTATCAACTGTAGTAAATTCAGTTACATCAAATACATCATTTCTATAATCAAAACCTTCTTCAGCTTGCGTGTAGTTAAAAACTATATCATCCGTAAATAACCCGCAATCATAATTTTTAACTCCGTTGTCACCAGATAGACGAGCATTAACTGAAAAACTACCAGATAATGTAGTTGTCCATATGTTTGTTGGATCACATAACCCTCTAAAGATAGTACTAGTTTTTGATGTATCTAAAAAAGCACCTCCTGCGTCCACTAAATCAGAATAATAAAACTGTAACGCGCTATCTTTATATGCACTCAATCCAGATATTAATAGATCACCAGCTGAAGTAGCGCTAGTTGGATCTGCTAATGTTTCTGTATCTGAAAACATAAAATATGCTGCTTCTTTTACATCAGCATCAATTTTAAAGGATTCAGGTCTTTTAAAATCTACTTCTAACCAGTTATTAGGAGCTATTAGTTCTTGATATGGGTTAAAATACCTATTAAAAATATGATAGGCAGAAGTTGGTAGAGTTACTAAGCCATTAGTAAAAGACGAAAGCCCGGATCTCTTTGTTTCATCATATGTAGCGGTATCAGTAGTATTATAATTAAAATTATAGCCTTCACCGAATAGATCATCATAAAATTGATAACCGTTAAGTATTAAATTTTTAATTGTATCTGGATCTTCAGATATTATATTACTTCTATAATAATTATTGTCTTTTACTAATCCAAATATATTTCCAAACAAATCTTTCTTACTATCATCTATATAACCATCGTTGTACAAATAAGATAAGTCTGTATCTAAATTTCTCTCTTCAGCAATCTCAGAATTATAACCTAAGAAAGATGTACTATCTCTATCAACGTTAGGTTGATTTATTGCTATACCTTTACTTCTATTGTTAACAGCTCGCGATGTATCAACTGTAAAAGTTAATACTTCTTGGTTATTGGTATATAGATTAGGATCAGGAAACACATACAGTTGGTTTGCTGGGTAATAATCTTTCTCGAAAAAATCAATTCGCTTTCCCTGTATAACAACTATACCAGCATTAGTAGGTTTAAAGAATCCAAGATCTCGTTCACTTATAATGTCATTAGAAAACTCTGACGCTGTGGATGGGTAGTTTTGATTTAAGAAGTTTGCATAAGGTCTATCTGCTTCAAATAATACACCAATTTCAGGCTTACCTTCTGCATCTGTAGCTAAATAATAAAAATCTGTTCCAATATACTTTTTAGTTTGAGCTCGTTTATTTGCAAATAATTCATCTGTCTCTTTTAATTCCTGTAAGACAGTAGCTACACGAGAAAAAGTTTCACTAATTAACGATGTATCGTTGTTTAAAAAAATGTTTAATGTTGGAGGACCATCCGGATTATACTCAATAAAGTTTTTACCATATTCTTCAGCATTTGGTTCTGCATTAAAATACTGCGCGTAGTTATCAAAATATTCTGTTAAACCAACTGATATATTTTCTTTAATTATGTCAATATTATAATCAATATTTGCTGTTGATCGATTTTCTAGATATTCTAAAACAAAATCCTTAACTGCTTGCTCTACACCTAAACTACTACCTCTAACTTTAGATTTTGTTACTGAGTAATGTAGCAACTGACGTTTCTTTTTGTAATAGGTAACAATATCTCTTATCTTCTTACTAAAGAAAGACATTGCAATTTCTAAATCATAAGAATTATTAAAATCTAATTGAGTAAGAAATGTTTTTTCAGCATAGGTAGAGAAATTTATAGTTATATCTTGAAGGAAATCTCTATATAAGTCTATAATACTATTTGTTTGATCTTCATTCTTTGATGTAGATTTTGTATTCCATCGATTAAGGTACTTATTATAAAATGTTGCAAGAGTATCCGGATCATAGTTTTCCGAAACAGATTTTATAAAATCAACAAAATTATACGGAGCAAATCTATCTAAAGCATCTCTCTCACTAACAGCCGGGTTAGTTATAGAAAGCGGGACGTTTGGAAACCCTGTTACTATGTTATCCATTAAACATATTTATCCTTAGAACAAGGATAGACTACTAAATAGTGAGTTACGAATTAAAATATCGAAGATATTTTCATCACCCTCTAAAGAACTTAGTGGCGTAGTATACGGTACTGTTGTTTGACCTGTAGTGTAGTCAATTAAACCATTAAGAATAGTATCATCATATACAGCAGAAAGGGTATAAAAATCGTAAAATTTATCTGTAACTGTACTTAAACTGTATGTAGTAGGAAGCACCAAGTCCCATCCCCAATACGCCGCGCTGCTTGTACCAGTAGTTTCTGTAGTAAAACAACTTAATAAGTAAGTATTAGCATTATTAGATTTTGAATAACCAGGTCCAGCTTGCCCACTTAATGCGCAAAGTGGTTGATATGTGTTTAACCTCACATAGGTATCACTAAATCTTTCATATGCTACAAGATCGTTACCTGCTGTAACTTCATATGCTAGTGTATTTTCAATCTTTGGTCCTAGGTTTTTTCCGTAAGTTTGTTTTGTAGTATGACCTTTAGGGTTGAAATTTTCATCAAATTTATTTTTTGTACCTCTAAATTTATTATAATTAATACTTAAAATATCAAAAAATCTAGCAACAGCTGCTGGTCCTTGACCAGCGCTCTCATCATACACAATACCATCCTCACCTACAAGATCTGATAAGTTAATTAATTCATTTACACCGCATAAATCTATATCTGCATTGTTTTGAGTAAAATTAAATACCTTTTCATATAACTTTTTACCTAGTACATCGTAACTACTACTAACGTTACCAAATATTGTACCTATAAAATCAGTAAAGAAAATATCCTTATCAATTAATATTTCCTGAAAACGTAAATCTTTAATTGTTTGCTCGAAGTCAAAATTTTCATTATGTTTATAATAATCATAATAATCTTCCGGGTAACATGTTAATGTTATTGACCCGGTATTTGACCCAGTTAAATTTGTGTATATATTTTCATATAGACACTGCGCGCTTAGTATTAATGCTGCAGGATGAGTGGATAGACTATCATTGAAACTTAATATACCTCTATACCAAAAATCTGTATCAATATCAGATAGTGAATTATTTAAACTAGATATTGTATAATAGCTTTCATCCACTGCTTCTCCGTCACTGGATAATAATGCAAATTGAACAGTATCTCTTCCTGCAGAAAGAGCTTTCATAGTATAGTTATCAGAATTTTTTGGAGTAAAGATAAACGGTATATCTACCTTTTTAAATTGAACTGGACTTACATTAAATGAGCTTATTTCATCACTTTCTGCGGTAATACCATTAGAAGAAAAGACTAATTCATTCAATGTCTGACCTGAAGTACCACCTACTAAAGAAGATAGAGTAACAGTAAAATTATTTGTATAATTATTATTTTTATAGCCTGTTATACTATTAGAAAATATATTGTTTCTATCTTTAAAAAACGATATTGTTATTGGTGTTAATTGATCTTGGGTTTTAAAGTATACTACATCGAGACCTGAGCTACCTACTAATACACTTGATAAGCTAGAGCTAAGGCAGTTAACTATTGAACCACTAGATAGTTGTACGTAAATATTTTCAGACGATAAAGAAATTTTTTCAATAGGAACATATTCAAATGCTGATAGATATGTAAGATAATTCTTTTCATAGACGCTCCAATAAGACTTTAAATGGTTAAACTTGTCTTTAGTTAAATTAAAATAGTTATTCCAATCCGCTGAAGCACTAAAGAATATGTTTTGAAAGTCCTGATAAAACGGTGTTTGTGAATTTATAGTAATAGCTTGACTAAATTCACCAGCAGATAAATTTAAGTTTGATTCACCATCACCCCACGTTGCTGTGAATGTATTAGTAAAGTAATCATATATATTTACATCAGTACTATAAGAACCTAAGATTGCGTTATTATTACAATCTCTTACTACCATACGAACAGTATATTGACCTGGGTACTCGTATGCATGTGTACTTGATAAATTATGAGCAAAATTACCATCTCCAAAATCAAAAGTAGCTTTAAGCTCGTTTAATGGAGTACCTATTTGATCTGTATTAGGTATACGGGCTTTGAACGTTAAGGGTGTTATAGCAAGATTATAAGAAGATAAGACTGTATCGCCTCTATAATCTACTACATCAAATGTTGCATAATCTGTTTTAATATTACTCATCTATTACCTTTATACGCTTAGCTACCGAAAGTGGTGAATATAAGTATGGAAACTTAAAATATGGAAGTGTTAAGTTTTGATTAACTAAACTAATATCGCTTTGCTCGTATAACGGGTTAAATGAAAGAAAAGAAATAGTTTCTATACTACTACCATCTTTTTCATTTTTTGTATATATGTTCCTTACCCCTTCTATAGCGAGAAGATCTCTCATTAATTCATTAAGAGATAAATTTTGTCCTAATTTATTGTTTTCAGGAGCAAAGAAAGCTTTAATTTTACTAGCAATTCTCGACTTAATAGTCTCTTTATTTATTTTATTATTAGCTTCCCGTACAGCATAAAGACATGTGTTGTTAAGTATATCTAAATTTAATGTTGAGGAATTACTCATTCCAAGACCAAATGCCATGTAAATAGGGTCTCTTGGGACAACAGTATTTGACAATATTTTTCTTTCATTTGTCTGCTCTATAAGCAAATTTTTGAAAGAATTGCTCAAAAATGGAGGATACGATTCATCCTGTATTGGTGTAAATTTTGGTACAACAAAGACGTTTATATTATTAAAATCACAAGCATCAGCAAAATTTATCTGGTTTACAATGACTCGGTTGACTTTATTTGGATCAACACACATATCATAAAAGTATTTTATATAGCCATTTAAATAAGAATTATTATCTACAACATCAACACTATTAACGACATTAGCTAAATTTTTATTAATAAAGCTTTCATAATCTTCTTCTGTTACGAGTCTTAACTGAGATGAAAATACCTTTGGTGCATTTTGTCTTATTTGATCTACAGTCTCGGCATCAGACAACGACGTTGAAGCTTGAGGGTTATTAATATTAAGATACGAGCTGTTAGTTATATCAATAAAAGTAGTCTCATCTTTATTAGGGTATGTATCATTAAAGATAGCACGTTGACGTGGAGAATCGTACACAAATAACTTATCCCCATTAATTGTGTTTTTACTAATGATACCACCAACATTATCAGACTGTAAGTAATTAACAGAGACTGTATCCCCCTCTTTTAACGTTTTTCCAAATACCCCATTACCAAATTTAACTTCATAAAAACCATCTTCATTCAATCTAAGCTCGTAAACCCTATCAACAGATTTAGTTAAATATAAGCTATCGACTTCGCTGTATTCATAATACGTATTTGTATCTATCTCTTTTACATAAACGCTAATCGTATCTTCTGCAATAAATTTTTCAGTATTTGTATCAACAATGTTTTTTACAACTACAGGTAATGTTTCGAAATCTTCCCCCTGTGCTTTATAATCTGGATATTCCTTAATACTACCTTGATATAACACAACTGTATCATTTAATGTTTGAATAGTTTCATTATTGGAAATATTTTTATTAAAAGAAAAGTCCTTGTTAAAGGTGTATTGTATTCCATTTGCTAAAAAATATGAATACTTACGTATAGTGTAATTACCTGTTGGCATTGTTGATGAACCAACAGCGTTTATCGGGACTATTGAAGTCTGCTTACCAACAGGCTTATAACCTATTAGTTTTACAATCTTATTCATGTTCTCGTATAGAGTAGCTTGATCAAAATTTACCTCAGAAGCAGTTGTGTTTAAGTAAAATAGTAATACATGGTATGAATAAGCTATTATATCTATAATAGCAGCAAGATTACTACCATCAAAATTTTGGTCAGTAAACTTTTCATTTTCATTTAACCTATTGATAATGTACTCCTTAAGAGTAACCGCATCAAACGCTACATATGCATCTTGCGGGAGATTAAAATCTAAAAATTTGTTTGTTGTATCGTTCGTTGGCATAATTAAAGTACAAAATATCCGTTATTATTTAATAGTGATTGAAGTGAGAGTCCATAGATGTTTAAAGAAGGTACATTTATTTGTAAAGTAATATAATATTCATGTTGATCAGGAATAGGTCTAACACTTACCCCTTCAAGTTGAACTCTTGGCTCTTGATCTGGTAGTTTGTTTTGAATATCATCTTGAATTTGAAACGCGTTAAAATCATTTACTTGTTCAAAAAGATAACGTCTCAAATCTAAACCAAATTCCGGACTTAATATTTTTTGCCCAGGTGCTGTTAGAAAAATATTTGTTATACTATTCTTAATAGCTTGCTCGTCAAATGATGCTTGCACATCTCTAAGTATTACCTTTTTATTAAGTTGTCCATTATAATAGACAGAAGGTGTTATGTCTAAAAATAGATCTTTATACAGGTATCCTTGCTCTAGAGAAGCGTTATCTAGATTATCTACAGAGGTATCAGTTAACTTAATAAGAGCCATTTATAATATTTAATACCACAGTGGTAAATCGAGATCAAGGAACTATAATATAATTATAGTATGCGTGTTAAAGGTAAAACTGATATTAATGTAGAAATTACCCCAACTGAATTTATTTCAGCTCTTAAGAGTGAAGTATACTCAAAGCTCAAGCTACCTAAGCCTATTGAAGGCGAGGTATATGTAAAGGGGGATAAGTGGAAACCTAAGAGATGGGAACTTAAGACCATTGCGCATACAACTCATTCGTTTGAAATTGAAAATGATCTCGGACCAGCCAAAGATGAAGATGTACAAGTATTTGAGGCGTTTCACACTATAGCAGAGTTTCTTAAAGATTAAGTTATGCGATACCGTGTGATTATTTGCAAGTCTGTATAAATAATAATATGGCAGGTAAAAAATTTGTTAATTTACATGAATCTTATATGAGAAGATATGAACGTGGGGGTTTCCTTGTTGGGGATGTTTTCAAGTTTAATGATGATTATAAGAGTACAGATAGCTATAAAGAGCTTGGCAACGCAACGCAGGGGTTAATTACAAAATTAATCGATTCAGGATTACATATTCGAATAACTGATATTAAAGATACAGAGCCGGCTCGTTACCCAGCAAATCCACAAACTTCTTCTCTAGATGTTGTTTTAAATTTAGCGCTTGATCAAGGAGGTGGTCGTTATTCAGATCACGTATCAGTACCAGGTTGTCTAGGTCAAGCAGTAGAATTCTATCCAAACCTTCTTCCCATACCAGATGCTATGCGTAGAAAGAGCGATGTTAACATAAAGCCGGAAGAAGCAGAAGAAACAACAGCTCCCGGAGCAGTAGAAAACCCTGTTAGGGAGTTACCAAAACAGAATACAGAAATTCCCTGCGATCCAGCTACACCATCACCAGCTGTTGCATCATATACTAATCAGTATTTAAGTGACTTAAGATAGAAGTTAAACGTCAATAACTTCACTCTCATCTACAAGAGCTTTCATTATATCATCTCGTGATAATAATATCTGTGTTTGATTGTCAGCAATATTAATACGCTCTCTGCTCTCTACATCAAGTTTCTTTACTTCTAACTGCGTTTCATTTCTTTCTTTTGCAGTATGAAGCTTATTTAACGTTTCTATAGCAGATGATGATGCTTTAATTAATTCAGCTAAAGCTGCAACATCACGATTTTCTGGAGCTGATGAAATATAATCATTAACGTTATCTACGATGCTTAATGATTTTTTAATAAGTTTACCAGAATTTTGAATAAGAAAATCTTCTAAGTCCTCTTTATTAAGAACACTTTCATCAACAGGTGTTCTAGCGACTTTATTATTTTGCTTCAATTGTGATATAATATCGTTAACTGCCTCGTCTAATTCCTCAGCCATACGTATATTTAATCTATACTTGAATTTTTTACAATATACCTTATTATAGTTATATGGTTATCAAGTTTAAGAAAACTAATGACAAGGCTGTTATCCCTTATAAGAACAATGATAGTGATACTGGACTAGACGTAACATCAGTTGAAGATAAATTAATACCTGCACGTGGCTCCGCTGTAGTAGATGTTGGTTTAAAATTTGCGTATATTGATGTTGGTTTCTGGGTAAAGGTAGAAGGTCGTTCAGGTCTAGGATTCAAGCATGGTATTATACCTCACCCGGGTATTATCGATCAGGAGTATCGTGGCGATGCTGGTATTAAATTGTATAATAATACTGATAAAGACTACGAAGTTAAAGCTGGTGATAGAATTGCACAGTTTGTAATTTATAGAAATTATACTGTAGAAGTATCAGAAGGAACTATCGTACAATCTAAGAGAGGTGAAAAAGGCTTTGGTTCATCTGGTAATTAATTATGGTTGATTTTGATAAAATTTGGGTTGAAAAATATCGTCCTGTAACGCTTAATGATATTATTCTAGATAAGAGAACGCTAAGTGTTATAAAAGAGTTTAAAAATGAAATACCTAATCTTCTGTTTGTTGGTAATCCCGGTACTGGTAAGACCACGCTTGCAAGAGTTATTGTTAACGATATACTCGGATGTAATTATCTTTATATTAATGCTTCTGATGAGTCTGGTATCGATACAATCAGACATAATATTACTAATTTTGCTCAAACTAAATCATTTGATGGTGGGGTTAAGGTAGTTATCTTAGATGAGGCTGATGGATTAACTACTAACGCGCAAGGCGCTTTACGTAATACTATGGAAACCTATGCTAAGTACTGCAGATTTATTCTTACTGCAAATTACAAGCATAAAATTATTCCTGCATTGCAATCTAGATGTCAGTCATTAGATATTAAGCCGGTAGTAGAGCTAGCAGTTAAGAGATGTTATAATATTCTAAAAAATGAAAATATTAAGATTGCTGAAGAACAGAAGAAAAAATTTATCCAACTCGTTAAACGTCACTTCCCCGATTTACGGAAAACAATTAACGAACTACAAAAGAACATTATTGATTCAGAGTTGTGTATTAGTAGCGTTAATAGCGATAACGAGCTGCTCGAAGCGCTTTATAAAAAAATAGCATCAAAGCAATGTTTAGAAGCTAGAAAGTATCTAATCGAAAATGAAGATAGATTTCAAGGTGACTACGATACATTACTAGCTAATTATTTAGATTTTATATATAATTCCAATCTTGCAGATGTAAAAAAGAAAGAGACGATTGCAATTATTGCAGACCATCTTTATAAGAGCGCTTTTGTTGTTGATAAAGAGATTAATGCATTTGCATGCTTAGTAAATTTAGAAAATGCCTTACATTAGACCCGAGCAAAGAAAAGACGTAACAGAGTCACTTAACTCTGTTGGAATAAACTATGTACCTAAAAACGCCGGTGAGCTCAACTACGTGGTTACAGTTTTTATTGATAATTACCTTAGAGCATTTGGAAAAAATTATGCTAACTGTAATGAAATGATAGGAGCATTAGAGTGCTGTAAAATGGAATACTATAGAACAGTAGTAGGCCCTTATGAAGATATGAAGATTGATGAAAACGGGGACGTTTAAAATCCAAAATTATCACAGTCTTCATCGTTATCGCAATCCGGCTCACTAACACCTAACACACCTAAGTAATCTTCCATTGAGTTACATGGCATATAATATAAATTGCCATTATCATCGCGATGCGTGTGGCAGCCTTCGCAACCTAACTCCCTTCCTCTGTTAGTAGCTTCTTCACATGTATCAAAAATGTCTTGTCCTTGAGTATGAGTATCTGGAAGCGGACGAGTAGGTGCATTAGGTATACCACCTTGCCCATCCAATGTGGATAAATTATATATACCGTCATTTGTTTGCATTGTCTGATCGGAATATGTACTATCATTAGTAATGGACGTACCTAAAATATCAGTTTGAATTTGTTTACATTCCTTTTGAATAATCTTATTTGTAGTAGTGTATTCAGTTCTATTTAACGATATTAACAACCTGTTAACTGCTCCTAATGTACCGTATGCTCTATTACTTCTTGCATAAAATTGATTAGTAAGTTTTTGAAATTTATAGATCTTATTCGCAGCTACACCTAATGTCATTTCTATGCTACCGAAAATATTATCTGATATATTTTTTAAGTTGTTAAAGAAAGTTATATCTTTAAGCATTAAATTACCTGAAGCGAAGTTTGTAAACCCTTGTTGCCACTCTGAGTTTACACGCTCTTTGGGTAGCTTATCAATATAAGGAAGAGTATTATATTGATAAACTCCGCCTTCTTGATTATAATTAAAAACGTTTGTTGCGCTTTTAATTCCGTTGTCTATATTCTCCTGCATCTTTGGAGGTAGATGGTTGTATAAATCTAAAGCAGCATTTACTGGCTCTAAACCATACACAGTTGTTGAAATATTACTTCTTACTGCATTACCCAGAGTACCAATTGCATTGTTTGTTGATTGTAGTAAATTTAAATTACCACCTATTAAATTAGTTATATCAACTGCTGCACACGCAAACGGTCCATTTAAAATTTGCCTTAAATAATATAATATTGAACACTCATCAAGTTGTAGAAGACCTTGCACCGAGTTTAATTTTCTCATAAAGTCTTCTAGCTGACTCAAACCTAATTCGAAGGTCTTTAAGAAAGACTCCATAAAATCTAACTCATGTTCATCAAAGTTATGTCCTAATATAGGTCCGGATAGATTACCATCACAGTCTCTTTCTATTAAATTTTCAAACTGCTTTCTTGTAACAAAGAGAGATCTTAGGATTTCTGACTTATTATTAAAAAAGCCATTTATATCTCCTACTAACCCTCTAACTACCTGATTTAAACAAGCTGACATATAATATATTTAAGTTAGTACAATTGGATTCCCACCTGGTAATTGAGTTGGATTTAAATCATTAGGGGTTTGTGAACCTGGGAGTGTTCTAATTTGCTTACCAGTCGGTATTTGATTAGGTAGGGTTAGACTTGCATCATCAACCCTACTATCTACATCAGGTCCAACATATGTCTTGACACATTGAATTACGTTTTCATAACTATCTTTAAAGAATCTATGATGCACTTTAGTTACGAACCACCTACCTAAAATTTTAGCATCAGAAGGTGAATCATTGCCATCTAAGCCACCTGTTAATTTAAATAGATCTATAAACTTACCAGGTTGTCTAAATGTATCTCCTTGGTTGTCGAGAGTTAATTGTAAATTTAAAAACGTAAGATTTGAAACCATTTGAGCTTTAGCTATGTTAATGATTTGATCTTTATTGAAAGGAAATATCATCGGTCTTATAGTTCTCCCTCTTATTTTATTAAGAGGTACAAATGGCTGAGGCTTACCACCGACTAAATTAAATACATCTACAAAAGATTTTTTCCATTCAGCTCTAATCTCTTCTAGAGAAACTTGATGTTGATTTTGCTGGCCTCCTAACCCATCATTATAACCTGCTGAGTAATTAATAAAAAATTCATTCCCATAATTAACCATAGGAGTTGTTACATTTGCATTCTTTAATAGCCCTTCATTTTGATTCACCGGTACATTAGTATCTTTTGGATTATTTTTATTAGTTCCGAGAACACGTGTAGTTTCATTATTGTCAGAACTACCAGTTAAATCTCCTAGACCGAATCCCTCTATAGTTAATGCTTTGTTATCCTTAAATATTTTATCTATCGCTTCTAAAGAATATTTTTGTTTTGTTCTGTCAAAGTTTAATACACACTGCACAGGTAACGCTTCACCATCGCCTCCGGTTGAATAATTTATTCTAAGAAGATACTTTAATAAATCTGAATATCTCCAACTTAATGGACAAGTAATATATTCTTGGTCTGCAACAAACTCACCGTTTGGTTCCCCAATCTTATGTGAACCAACATCCCAAAAATCATTATCAATAACATCTGCACCTAACACATCTACTAATAACTGTCTTATACATGAACCTACTGTAGTGTCACCAGCCTCTCGCATTGCATTAGTTGGATATACTTTATTAAAAGGTATAGCTTCATTTAGCTTTGCATAGTTCTTATCTAATAATTTATATGTTTTAAAGTTATTAGATCTATCGCTTTTAGATACACTGTTACCTTCATCTGTTATAACAAATGTATATGTTAAAGCATGTTCAGGGAAACGTTTAAATGTTTCCCACTCACAAAAAACTACATGTAAATAATCATCTCCATCTCCTGTTGTGTAATGATTATCTTCTATGTAATCATATGGGTTGTTTACTGTTATATGACCTGCACAAAATGGTTCGAAAAAGTTTTCCTGAAGATCTAAATTAACAATAGCAGACTTAGTTAATCTTATTGTGTTAGTTGGATCTTGCTTATCTGGATCAACTTGATCTTGTGGAAACTCTGATGTAGATATTTCAAAGTAACAATAATAATCTGCACCATTAATTTTGAATTTATTAGCATCATTTAATTCATCCTCAATAGTAGCCGTTACCACTGTTTCATCTAAAACAGGTATATTATCACCTTTAGCCATTAGAAATGCTTGTTGTTAAAGATAGTAGCATCGGTCATCTGCTGATATATTAATCCACGTTTACTAGGAAGAATATATTTTAGCTGTTGACCGCCTTCAGCAAAAAAACTATTACCAATAACATCTTTGTTTAGTAGATATATAATCCACCAACTGAAAATATCACCGTATACATCATACGAAGTCATAGTTAATGCTTGACGCGCAGTAACAACATGTGTGTCTAATAGATTACTATCTATATTAGTTGGAAATTCCATTCTGTTAAGAATGTTATAAAAATAAAACTCTTTACCATCTTTGTTTTCAGAGTATACTTTAAAAATACGCTCATACCTATTAAGCGGTAGCTTAGGTAGCGCTGATACTTCATCTTGATATTTTCCTGTTGTTCCTGTTAAGCTCATAATTTTAAAGGTTTATAGACCGTATGAATCCATGATCCTATGGAGGAGCTGGGGATCAGTAGGGGGTGGATCCTCTGGTTCAAAAGGCTGTATAGTTGCATCCTCTGGTTCAAAACCAGGTGCAGGAGGTTCAACATATGGTACGATTACACCTGGTACCCCCGGGGACGGACTATTGGGTCCTCCTGTGCTAACGTTGCTACCAGGGTTTATATTTTCTGTATCTACACCCGGTACTGGGTTTAGGTTATAAATTTGATCATCAGTTAACAAAAGATAATCTTCAAATGTTCCAGGAGCTCCAGGTCTGTCTTGAATACTCGTTGAAAAATATTCATAACTACGAACATCTGTACCATCAACTGTCAACCCAGTCCAATTAGGATCCCCACCGGTGGGATTTGGATCTATCTTCCTTTGCGAAACATTGTTTTGTGCTTCTCTTATCCTAGCTGCTCTATCTAGATTAGCTGCTGTAGACCCAATAGATGCTTCTTCTGCTCGTTTAAGCTTTATATAGCTATCGTCTCCAGAATCAAAACCACCAAATTTATCTATTTCATCCATAAAGTTTGCTGCTTCTATAGTTAATGATCTAAATGAAAACTGACATGTATATGCTTCTGGTACTATTCTCGAACCACCAGTAGATATAGGTAACCGTCTTCTCATTCCTAATAAACCAATGTTAAAACTTTCAAGATACGCCCATTGTATATAACGCTGACCAGGTATAACTATATTGTATATAGCTGGAAATGTCATTCCAATAGCACCTGTTCTAAACGGTCTATTCATTCTAGTAAAATCAGTAATAAATCTATGATTTTGCTCAATAGCGTCATTATTTAAAGTATTTGATAGAGCAAAAGATAACTCCAACCCGTTATCCGTATTACTATATTGATAAAATTTTGGTGTTTCAATATACGTGCCTGGAGCACCTATTGTTTGCATTCCTGCATTAAAGTCTACATTTGTACCGAATGCTTTATTAAACAGACTACTAGCTCCTTTTACTGAAGCTTTTGAAACTTTATCTACTAATGACTTATCACCGGAATTACCGGCAGCACCTCCGAGGTTTGCAATACCACTTGCTAATGCTGCAGCTCCACCAATTACAGATTCACCGGCTCCTCCTAAACCTGTTAAAAACTCCCCACCTAACATTTGCGCACCTCGCTGACTGACCGGTGAAAACGTATCAGCATACTCAGTACTAAAACTACGAATATTATCTGAAAAGAAAGGAAAACTAAATCTAGTTAGAGGGTCACTACTAGTACCATATAATCTTCTATAAAAATCTAATCCAGGATTTGCACTTCTAGTACCTCCTTTTTTGTTTATAGTGCCAAAGTGTGTAGGTGATAGTATATTTAAATAACCATCTATAAACGAACGTAATTGGGAAAATTTTAAAGCGTACGCTGACACATACGCAGAAGGAGCCTCATTACGCATTTGCGATTTACGAGCAACAGAAGTCCAATCATAGTCATTAACTAGATCATAGCTTTGTTGGTATTTATGAGGGTCGGCCACTAATAATATTTATTACGGTGTAAGGCTATAAGCGGAATTAGTATAGTCGAATCTTCCATCATTATAGCTTGGTCCTTGCATTCCACCGCTCATATCAGTGTTGGATGGTTGCATTACAACATTAGGTGATGCAGATGCTCCTTGTCCTTGACCAGCAACTAGTTGCGCAGTTAATTGTACTAATTGACTTAAATGTATGTTCGAAGTTTTAATTTCACCTATAACATTATCCGAGCCCATTATGTCGCCTATTACTCCCCCGCTCTTAGCTGCAATAATATCATCTTTTTTATTAATAGGAATTATTTTATTTCCCTTAATTACTACATCGTCAAAGGGGTTTAAATATGAACCAACTGCTTTAACTCCTTCCCAAGCACCAGAGCCAAAATCTTTTACTTTACCAACTACCCAATCAGCAGCTCCAGTTAACCATCCGTAAATTTTATCCATCATTCCTTTGAATATAGAAATAAACTTGTTAGCAATACTTCCAAAGAACTCACCTGGAGACGGTAAGTTAATATTTTCAATGACTTTGCCAACAGATTGACCAGCTTTAGCTAACCAACCTATAACAGCACCAATAAAAGGAAGAGCTTTATTAAAATATTCTGCAGCACCTTTGAAATCACCTTTAAATATAGCACCGAAACCTTTTCCGAGATTTATTATATTTTGTACACCAGGTAAGTTTAAAGCAAAATCTTTAATTTGTCCCCAAAAATCAACACCACCTGCTGGTGCTACAGTTTTATCTTCACCAGTTTCTTTATTCAAATCATATAGTAATAATGCACCATCAATGAGAATGGAAGCTATATTACCCACACCGGTAGGTAGAAGATTTAATATACCAGATAAAAATTCAAATACAGCAGGTATATATTCGCCTTTCTTCCACCGTGCTATACCAAAACCAAAACTGAAAAGGGAACCTATAACAGGTATAAACCTACCAAATTTTAATAATCTTTTACCTATCTTTCCAGCTATGCCAGTTAATGTAGCTAAAAGTTTTCCACCTTTTATTGCTGTAAAAAACCCCTTTGCTACATTTCCCATAGGTTTAAGTATTTTAGGTAATGTTTTAGTTATAAACTCTCCTACCGGTCCTAAGAAATCTGCTAACCAAGTAGCAAAAGCTGTAATACCAGCTCCTAAGGCTAGGAGTAGAGGTAATTTTAATTTACCTGGCTTCATTGCAGCTCCCTTTGTTGCTGTTGCTGTTGCTTTCTCAGCTGGGGTAGTAGCTGTAGCACCAAAAGTATCTTTTTCGTTCTTTTTCTTAACTGTAAAAAAAGCATTAGCAAGAGCTGTACCTATATTAAAAGCTCGTCTTGCTTCATTAGACTTCAAAACCGGATTAACTTTATCAGAACCTCTTACATCCCGATCTTTAACAGACTTTCTATTATTTTTGCTGTTAGATTGGCTTAATGCCTGTATTAAGTCTAGAGTTTCGTCATCCACATATATATTTATGTATTAGACGCAGCATCAAAGAAGGTTGGGTCAATAGCAATTGTTGTATCATCAACAGTTAATATTGATTTGTCATATTCACTAACATCCTTTAAAAAGGTAGTAATACTTTCATATAACTCTAGAGGCAACTCTTCAACAATTTTAACTCTATCAATTACTTTTAAGTCGTTAAACTCTACCGCCTGATCATCAATTGTTATAGATTCAATATGTTTAATAAGTTCAAAGATATATATTAATCCCATAGCCTCTGATAAATCTTCTGTCTTAAGTTTATCAATCTCTGAAATACACTTTTTAACAATTTGATTTTCTTCTTTAAGAGTGGGTATACGTAAATTAACTTTTATTGAATCAATAGTAGCCTTACCATTTAATTTAAACTTAGTAGGTGCTTTTGCTTTTTTGAGACATGAGTTAATAGATATGGTTTCCCCGCTCTCAACATTAACATTATCTCCGAGAGAATGACTTCTTAACCCTAGAATAATTGGCACTCTATCAAATGCATAAAACTGATCACCTTCAACATTTTCTAGAATTATATTGTTAATAGCCTCGGTAAACTGCAATGCACCAAGTACACCATTAACAGCTGTTGAAATTATATCTTTTTGTTGCTTTAACGTAATAGGTTTTGCAACTACATCTTTTTTGATAGAAGGTACATACACTTTAAAGTCATTTTTTAAAGAGGATAGCTTATCTAAAAAATCACTAGTGGTTGAATTGCTCATACGAATATTTAACGAAGTATCTATTTTTGCAACTTCTCGTTCTCTTCATCACATTCTCTTTTATACAGCTCTAGATAATCTAATATGTCTACTAATGTACTATTAACGAGGAAGTTTACATCAGGTATACGTCTACTTAGTATAAACAAATACTCTCTATATGTGTTTTCATCTAGTCCGGAAAACATACTATCAATAAACAAAAACGGTGAACTACTTAAAAAATTTAAATTAATGGGGTTATTTTTTCCTTGAAGAAGAGGGTATCTAAATGCATCTTGTTTTTCACTAACAAACTCATTTACATTGTTTAAAACATCAGCAGGTAGTTTATTAATAATTTGTACAAACTCTTCATCAGTTAATATATCTAAGTTTAATGCTTCGCCCTCAATTGTTATGCCGCGTATAACACTTAACACGTTATCTGTATTTACACAAAAACGTGAAGGGTAATCTAAAGTTATCTCAATGTTATCTCTAATAACTTCACGCCTTATATCTAAACACTCTTGAAATGATTCTAGAATGTATTTGATATTAACATCCTTATCATTACCGCCAATAGTTATTTGCGCAGTAGGTCTAATACATTTTTCTCTCAACATTAGTAGAGTGATAAACTTTTCAATAACATTTAAGTTTTTGGTAACAATAAAATCTTCTAGATAATTTAACTTTGTATGTAATGAATTATTATGAAGTAGTAGTTCGCGTATATGCTTATACAAAAATTGTTTTACTTTTACTTCCTTACCATTTGGAAGTGTGAAGGTCATGACCATGTGATTAATTAATCACTAATTCTATAACTACAACACCGGCGGAGCTGGTACCGGTCGTGGATCACCAAATATAGGAATTGGTTGATAATTTTTAAATCCAAACGTAATTGATTTTTCAATATAGTCTGTATTATCATAGTTTAACGAATAACCTTCAACATTTGTTGGAAAAACATCAAGAAATCTATAACCTTTACGACGTGCACCTACATTATTATATTGTACTAATTCTACTGCAGGGCAAAGTAAATTACGTAACATTAAGCCGTCGATACCTACTGCTACCATCCATGGTCTAAAAAACAAATGCTCTATATCATCTTCTGTATCAAAAAAGTTTATTACTAGATTCTTACTTAAAAAATCTGTTCGTTTTTGAACTGCATAACCAGGTAAAAAGCCACCTTGGTTCATATTACCCGCAACATCAAATTGTGTATTTTCATTCGGAACAGTAATAGAGCGAGCAGCAAGTATATTACCGATTGTATGATCTGTGTAGTCGTATGGTTGCTTAATTGCACGCCAATGCTCTTCAGGGCTTTTCTCTAGCGCAGCGTTAATTGAATATACTAAATCCTGTGGGTAGAAGAAAGACACTTTCCATAGAAATGGATGTGATAAAAAGAATTTAGATGTATAATTTGACGTACTGTACGCATCAAGAAAATCATACGTTGGTTTATGAAATGCCATTAATAGTATTTAATCGGCAACCTATAAGAAAGAATAATTATGCTGCAGCAAAATCTCTGTAGAAGTGGTATGCAAACGTTACAGAAAAGCTTAACACTTCACCAGTACCATCTGCTATGTCATAACTAATTGGTCCAATGTCTCTTATAGAAGCACCAACTAGTTTAAACTTTCTAACTGGATTTAATTCTTTATTCAATTGAACTAAATCAATATAAGATCCTTCACCAGGCATACCATATTGACCTAAGGAAGTTTCATTGTTGAAAACAATCCTAGAAGCTGCTTCAAATTTAGTTCTTAACTGACAGTTTTCATCATGATAAAAATCAATTGAATAACCAGCTGCTCCAGGGTAAGTAGACTTACCAGGTAAGTGAAACTCTTGTCCAAAATAGTTTACAACTTTATCTTCAATATTTCTACCAGGTAACTCTGCTGTTTTAGCATAAACTAAATCAGGTGAAATATCTCCGTTACCATCTCCTAGAAACTCAACTCCAGGTAAACTAATCCCTTGCACACGAAAAAGAAAATCTCGCGAAAATTGATTCGCTCCAGCTTGAGAAAAGAATTTTTGAATTGTTGTTGTATCGGCCATATTATTATTTAGTGTTCAATTTTATTAACCACCAACTAACTCTTGGAAATTTGCATCCGTTCTAGTTGCGTAGAAGTTAACTAAGATAAATTCTGCTGTTCTTGTTGGTTTTAAGTATATATCTACAACCAACTCATTAGCATCGATTACTGATGGTGTGTTATTTCTTTCATCACATACAATTAAGTAATCAAATAATCCTTCGTTATTTCTTGCTCTTTCGAATATTGGGGTTAAAGCGTTAACTAATCTTGTTCTAGTAAATTCAGAGTTTTGCTCAAAGACAAACTGCCTTGTTAATTGTTTAGTAGGTCTTTCAAGTGCTAAGAACAACCTTCTTACGTTAATTCTATCAAACGCACTTGGTTTCTTCTGCAATGTTTTCTGACCAAATATCACTATTCCTTGATTTGGAAATTGTGCTACAGGGTTAATGTTTGCTTTATAAAACTCATCACGTTGTTTTTGGTTTGGATTAACACAAATATCAAGTGCATTTCCAACTAAACCTCTTGTAAATCCTGCTGGTGCAAACCATGGGAAGGCTACTGCGTCTGTTCTTGCCATGGCAGCGCCGGCAAAACCAGAAAATGGTACCCAGACGTTTTGTCCTGTATAACTGTCATTAACTAGTGACCAGTTACCATATGTTGTTGCATAAGATGTATTCTCATTTTCGAATTGATGCTTAACTGGCCAAAATACATCTGTTTGAAAGTTATTATTCTTATTATCAAGAATCTTAGTATTTTGACCTTGTACAAATATTTGCCTAATTGGATCAGCAATGAATATGCAATCACCTCTATCACCACCTTCATACGGTGGTTTAACAAATTTTTCAAACTTATTAAACACTGCGGCGTAATCGTTTCTAAGAGTAGCTGCAGTTCCAGAAATATCACTTGATGTTCTAAGTCCATTTACAGCTTGCACAATTTTGTTAGTTTGTGAAAACTCATCGTAATAATCTCCTGCGAATGCGGCACATGCTACTGAGTAGATCGTTCCCAACCCACCTTCAACAACGACGTCAATATTATAGACTTCATCGTTCTTAATATTGTCCAGAGCTCTTTCAATCTTACTTGGTATATTACCAAGTACTTTATCAGTTATTGTTTGGTTAGTATAAGCAGCTACCGGGTAAAGGTATGCTGCGTCTGCTCTATTAGGTGGCGGTGCATTATCACCAGCTAGAGCCCGGCGAAGTACGTTTATGGTCGATAAGGAATCTCCCACTGGAGTTTTTGCGGATAAAGCAAAACCAAGTGAACTTGATAATGCACCAACAAAGTTATCAGATAGAACACGTATTTTCTTAAGAGGTCTACCACCTGGATTAAGAGCTTCACCTCCGGCCAGACGATTAGAAAGATAATCATTAACTAAAACTGTTATGTTGTTAGAACCACTAGCCCTATTACTTACGTAAGATGAAACATCAGGTCCCCCGTTCGGGTTAAGTTGCTTTCTAAATGTATTAATCGAGCCAACTATACCGTCTGTTAACGTATAATCAAGCTTAAATGCTTCATTCGCATAAATTGATTTACGTAATTTAAATACCCCTAAGCTAAGATAATCATCAAACTCTCTACTATTTAGATCGTAATCAACTAAATTATCAATCACCTCTGATATACTATTATTTGTACCGTTTTCATAATTAGCAGTAACATTAAATGTCAGAGTACCGTTTGGTATTTCAGTAAGATCTTCCTCTCTTTGACCTGCTGTAGCCGCTTCAGTAGTAGTTTTAATACCGGAAATACTATTAAAATTAGAAGCTGGGTTTACATTTACGTTATCCGTTATACCAACATAAAGACCTTCAAACTGTTGATTAATAGTTGTTTGCGCTTTATTTAAAACAACAATACCAGCATGTCCAAATCCTTCAATCTTATTTGCTCCGAGCAAACTTTCAATTTTCTTAGCATCATTATTAGTTGCCTGCCATGTATACTCTTGTCCGGCAAGTGCTGATAAATATTGCGACTCGGTTAAATCTACATGCACCGGTGAACCAAGTACGTACGTAGCAGAACTCGATTGGCTAAGACTTGCCTGTATACCGGTACTACTTATACCGCTATACAGAGTAGGTGAAACAGCAGTAACCGGATACGCCAGCGCAGAATATTTAGATCCAAACCCATCACCTGTATCAGGACCATAAGGTAACCTTCCTGCATATACGTTTGAAGGAGAGTTTAAAAGCTCTCGTATAGTGTAATGGAAATATCTTTCAGAAGAGTTAGTAGGAGTTCCAAATACTTGAGCTAACTCTTGTGTTGTTGTAATTCTTAAAACTTCATCAATGGGTCCCTGTTGTGCAAACCCAGTAACGTATATGTTA